CAATGTTGGGGGGACCGGGGGCCCTCTATGAGGGTCTCTCCATGCTGGGACCAGATACTGGCTTTCGCGAGTAAGCCGGTCGTGAACAACCATGGAATATCGTCATGGACATTGTTACTGATCCATCGGTGCAGGAGCATCAATCTGCGCGGTTATATTGGGTCCGTTATTCTGACGGGTCCGAACACACGCAGGAGATAACTCCGGCCCTTACTTGGGCAGACTCCGCTCGCTGGATGAAACGCGAGAAAACTCCCCACTTTATGGCGCGAAAGCGCCGTGGTGAGTTACTCCCCTATACTGCTTTCGAGCAGTACCAGTCCTCTCTGGTCTTCCGGAGAGACCACTGTGTTGGGGAGCGATGGAGCCTTTTTCATCGATGGCGCTCCGGTAGCTTATGGCATCAGCGATTTCGTTGGTGCCTACCAGAGCATGTCAGTACCAGGGTATTTGCAGTCATTGATCGACCAAAGTGGCTTGGACCGTCTTGTACAGTCCGCTGCCGCCAAAATCGAGTCTTCTGGCTACGATGCCCTGACTGGGATGGGAGAGTTTCAGGAAACTGTTCGAATGTTCCTGAATGCTAAACAGTCTCTCCTTCGCCTGATCAAGCTCATCCTTCGCAAGAAGGACTGGCAGGTTCATCACCTGCAGAAGGCCATGGGCCTTTGGCTTGAGGGACGCTACGGTTGGCGGGCTTTTGTCTTTGACATGAGCCAGCTTTACACCGCGGTCACTGCCTTTGACAAGGCACGATCACGGTGGACCGAACGCGTTGGCTTATCCCAGGAACACGTTAAGACCTGGGCCTCACCCGTTTACACTGGGTGGGTCCCCGTGCACCATCAGCACTTGATGACTGTGCGGTACAAGGTTGGCTTACGTGGGTCCGTGACTGCTGATATATCCCCTGCCCAATTCCAGGCGAATCCTATCACCGCGGGGTGGGAGCTTTTAACGCTCTCCTTCGTGGTTGACTGGTTCGTCAATGTTGGGCAAGCCCTTCAGGCCATGAGTTTTATGGTCCATCAGGGTGGATATACTGCTGCTAAAGGTGTCTCTTGCCGTGTTGATTCGGTGGATTGTACTACCGATATCATCAAGCTCGGGACGACCCCCTTTGGGGGGCCAGTAACCTCAGCTAGCATGACATCTCAGTTAGACGTTCACACTGAGTATGTTCAGCGCATTCCATGCAACATCTCCCTAACTCCGCACCTCAGCTTGAACTTAGACGCGTTTAAGATCACTGATCTATACGCGCTATGGCTTCAGGCGAAATCAAGGAGGTAATACCCCATGGCCGATATGAATACGGTCTTGAAGCACTACTCCAGCAATGGAGAATCGCAGACGTTCGCTCTGCCGAACCATACCTACGGGACTCCCGAGGTTGTGGTTCAGAAGCGCACGACCCCGCGCGGAAGCTCTACCGCCACTGGCATGTCCTTCATCTTCTCGAAGGGCACTACCATGGCCGACGGCTCCGTGCATCCCACCAAGGTCAACTTCACGTTCTCGTATCGGTTTCCGACCGATGGCCAGACCGCGGATGTCAACGCACTGTTGGCGTATATCCGCGACATGGTCGCCGGCGACAACCTGACAAGGATTGTGGCGTCGCAGCTGTTCCTGGACGAAGCGTAAGCTTCGATTGCATGAGGATGTTCTCTCATGTTTTTCCATGGTTCGGCTGGATCAATTTGATCGTCGATGCCATCACCCGGTGGGACTTTAATACAGTCCACTGGATCCTTGCGGTGTGGTCTTTGTTTTGAAATAGACCACAACCGAAATGTGAAGAGGAGTACTCGAAAATGAGACCCCATTACGATATCTGGTCGTTACTGACCTCTTTCGTAAATGACCATGCAGACAGCGTGCATCCCGCGGTCCTGAATAAGGTCCGTGGGTATGCTCGGTCCCGAGATTTCGGGCGCCTTGCTGCCTGTGGTGAGCTTATCGACTGGCATAGTCATGCAGTCGAGGATGTCGTATTTCTGCGACAGGTTTCCGCTTTCTTCAAGAAGAACGAAGATTTTGCGGATGAAAACGCCTGTTCCAGCGCGGCGGAAGCCGCGTTCCTGGAAGCAGAACGCCAGTGCGATATTGCAAACGAGAGGATTGACTATTTCGTAGTTAACTCCTGGGTGTTGCCACCTGCAATGGGTGAACGCATACAACGCATGCAGCAGTTTATTGCTCGTGTGCTTGGCGATTACGACGTCTTCATCGGGGATCTTCCCCGACTTGTGCGTCTCACCAGCGGAGCTTCCGCTACACGCTCACGCCGGCAGTCGCTTCCTTTTATGAAGCTAAGCCGTGTGGTCGATTGTACGAATCGATGTGCGCCATACGTGCGAGCCCTTTACCGTTTCTACGGGTATAAGGCACCTCGCATAGAGCCCACCGTGTGCAATCGCGTGGAGTACGTTCCAAAGAACTGGAAGACACACCGAACGATCGCATGTGAGCCGACTGGGAATCTTCCCTTTCAGCTTGCGTTCGACACGTGGGTGAAGAGGCATCTCAAGAAATTTGGGATTGACCTCGCCGACCAGTCTCGAAATCAGGAGCTTGCACGCATTGGGTCTGAAGACGGTACATTGTGTACCGTCGACCTTAGTGCTGCATCGGACACGGTTAGTGTTAACGCCGTGGCCGCTCTGTTACCAGAGGCGTGGACGTCTTATTTAATGGACGTCCGCTCTCCAGCTCATAACGTGGGAGATAACCCCCGCGAGTATGGCAAGATTAGTTCCATGGGTAATGGAGCTACTTTTGCGCTGGAGACCCTGATCTTCGCTAGCGCGTGTTATGCTCTTCGTCCGAACACTTTTTCTGTGTACGGCGATGACATAATTATCGACTCGAACCTTTATCAGGATCTTGTCGACACGCTGAGCTTATTTGGCTTCCGAGTGAACCTGGAGAAAAGTTTCTCTTCAGGTCCGTTCCGCGAATCCTGCGGTGCGGATTGGTATCGAGGCAGACTTATAACGCCATTCTACATCCGGCGTTGGCCTCGAGGCCGTGCAGATTTTGCCCATTTAGTTAATGGGCTCGTGTCTGTGTCTCGGAATAGTGGTCATGTATGGGAACTTTGCCGTAGCCTCGTAACTGAATTGGGGCTATTGCGGGTACCGTACAACCACGATACACGGAGTGGCGTCTTTATCGACAACCATTCTGCGTATGCCTGTAAGCTAATCCGTCGCTTTAACGGGCGCAAACCTTGCCCAGACGGTCATTTTCTAGGGTTTAAGGGTTATGTTGAAAAACGTAGCCTCCTAGATGTGGTCGATTCGAGGACTCTTGCGCTGTGGTATCTTGCTCGGAATGGGCAGGTTACACCCGACTTTCGCAAGCCTACGGCCCTGCTACCTAACCTCCTTAGTGAGGAGCGGCGGCAGGTCCTGAGCGCGTGGGTCCGGGACCCGACGGTGACTAGTGGAACGCCATCAAGCCGTGTAAAACGTGCGTCTCGATGGGCCTACTGGCATCCGCCAGTGGGGGCGGTTCCGTCCCACCTATTCTGGTGGGCGGACTTCTTGGCTCGCACAAGCTAGCCAGAAGAACCTCG